TGACCCAAGGACCAGCGTTCTTTTTCTTCATTGATCCGTCCGTATATTCGTCCGCAGACAGTAATGTGCTTGAAAACGGCTTATTATCTGCCCATAAGGAGTCGTCGCACATTCTAAATGGAGGATGAGCAGTTGCCTTATACCAAAACACTTGGTCTTCTAGTTTATTGGACTGAACGCCGTTACAAATGACGAGACATTCGTAGTTTTCGGTACATTGGTCCATAAACTGACAAAACATTTCAAACGTGGGAAACATACCAGCGTAGTTGTCGTAAATACGCTTACGATTACTAATGTTGTTCTCACGCAAAATAAACACAAAATCAATGTTGGTACGAAGATTTGGGGAAACACCCAATGGGTACTGCATCGTAATCAAAGTCACCATATCAATATGACGACCGTTCATAAATACGTAACGCGTGGATTCTTCATTAATCCAGGTCTTATCGTATAAGCAGTCGTCCAATATCAAGAAAGCACGAGGGTCCATTCCAGAGTTTCCACCACTTCTTTTCTTTTCATGTTCTCGTGCCTGTTTAACTGCCATTTGACGCTTAATAGCATTCATTACGATATCAGGCTTATACTTGTCGTGAATCAACTTGGAAGGAACCATATCTTGGAAAAAGGGATTGGCGACCTCGGTGCCTGAAATCACAGTTCCAACAGGAAAACACGACTGAGTGTTTGCCAAAATATCACGAACCAAGAAAGACTTTCCAGTATCCTTCTTTCCAATCAAGACAATCATGGGCGATTTATGAGAATCAATGTCGCATCTTTCGCGAATATTCTCAATATTGAATTTCTTTATTTGGAAATTCATAGACATCTTACTTAAATGCGTGAAGATTTCGGTTTTGATTTATACACGAAACACAAGAATGGGGAAGAAAAAGCCAAGTGGAGAATTGAAAAGTGTTTCGGTTCCTTTTCAAGTCCAGCGGTATCGTGATATAAAGACTATTCAACCAGCATCGGATGAACATTGGGGAGTCCAAAGTATTCAACCATTTTTCCCTTCTTTAGAAACGATGTTCAAGATGGAAAATGTAGAATCTGTTCGCGAACATGGACTAAAACTAGACGAAACTGTTCAGTCTATTCAGAGCAAGACTTCTATTACGACATCTCTGGGAGAACGCAAGGATATTCACATTAAACAGACTATGCTTGTGAATCCATTTCGATGGATGAAAGGCGAGTATGGAGGGTCTTTAGGTCTTCCGACGATTCAAGAAAGAGCAGCTGTTTTAATGAAAAGGGTCCAGTCGCCACACAACGCAGCATATGTCGGAAGCCTTTTTTCTGCTTTGTTTTCGCAGAGCGGATGTATTCATTTTCCGAAAGTATATGGTGTCTATACTGGCATTGCAAGGAAACACAAGATAGATATTTCTGATGATTACCCTGATATTGTGGAAAAGCCCTGGTTTAGTCAGAATCTAGGAAGTACATTTGAACTTACATTGGGAGAAAGCGTAAGTTCTCATTCGGATTTCCAGCATACTCGAAGTGCGCGCTCCAGACTTCTAGTGTCCGATGAAATATCATTGGGCGAAGTGGAAGATTTGCCAGGAATGGATGTTGACGGAAATATTGAAATCCCCAATATGGACCCAATGTTTGAAGATGATGATTTGGGATGTGATTCTGAATCGGATTGTTCAAGTGTATCTACTTCCTACGTATTCGGCGTTCAATCGTGCGATTGTGAAGATTTTGACGATGACGAAGAGGAGGACGGAGAGGCATTTGCGTGGGCAACTATGTCAAATGTTCCTGTGCAACTGACGGTTATGGAAAAATGCGAAGGAACATTGTATGATTTAATGTGCTTAGAGCCTGAAACAACAAAACACATTGCGTGGCTAGCACAGATTCTGTTTGCTCTTACGTTCGCACAACGGACGTTTGGGTTCACACATAACGATCTTCATTCGAACAACATTATGTATGTGAAGACTGACAAAGAGTTCTTGAACTATAAAGTCGATGGACAGAGTTTCAAGGTTCCGACGCACGGATACCTACTCAAAATCATTGATTTCGAAAGAGGAGCAGGGTCTGTCCGTATTTCTGGAATGAACAACCCTAAGTTTTTTATGAGTGATCATTTTTCAGTTGAAGAAGAAGCTGGAGGGCAGTATAATGTAGAACCCTTTTATGTTGCTGGAGTTGAGACTGTAAAACCCAATCCGTCCTTTGATTTAGTGCGTCTTGCTACATCTCTTTTCTGGGACCTGTTTCCTGAAGGACCAGCCTTTGGTGGATACAGTTCAAACCCGATATTTAAGACGTTAATTCGATGGCTTACACTTGAAGACGGAACCTCTATTCTGTTTGGAAAGACACACCCTTCTCACGACAGATACCACGGATTTGATTTATACAAGGCAATTGCGAGATTCTGTAAAGACACCGCAGTTCCTCGTAGTGAACTACAACACATTACGCCTATGTTTGGTGTTTCAGGAACACAGCCAGTTCAGTATGATTTAGTTATTTAAGTCCAGTAATCCTGTATGTTGTCAATATACCATTGAACAGTTGATACGAACCCATCTTCAAAATCAACACTTTCGTTCCATCCTAGGTCTTTCAGTTTCTTGTTAGAAATGCTATATCGCAAATCATTGAAACATCTATCTTCTACGAACTCAACGTAGTCTTCAATCGTATCTGTGTTTTTCAACATTTTCACTAGCTTCTTCGTAATATCGATAACGCTAAACTCATTCTTTGAACCAATATTGTAAATCTCTCCAGTAACTCCCTTCATAAGAATGGATTCAATTGCTGTTCCAACATCATACACGTGAATGAAATTTCTACGCGTTTCTCCTTTTCCATGAATCGTACATTTCTTGTTTTCCAAAAGAAGTTTTGTGAACCTAGGAATGAGTTTCTCTGGATACTGTTTTGGTCCATACACGTTATTTCCACGGACTACAATGACTGGTAGCTTGAAAGAATGGTAATACGAAAACACCAAATGTTCGGCACCTGCCTTTGAAGCCGCATATGGATTTGTTGGAGTCAGTATCTTTGTTTCGGTACATTCAATGTCATCGAATCCAACTTCGCCGTACACTTCATCGGTGCTAATATGTACGAATCTTTTAATATTTCCATACTCTTTACAGCACTCCAATAATGTATGTGTTCCAAGAACGTTGTCCAATGTAAACTGAATAGAGTTTCCAAAAGAGTTATCAACGTGTGTTTGTGCGGCAAAATGTATGACTGTATCAATACGATGAAGCTTTAATATCATTCTCACCATTTCCGAGTTCCGAATATCGCATTTATAAAATGTATATTTTGAGTCAGAAGCGTATTCCACATTTTTCGAACTGGAACAGTAATCTAGTTTATCGATGTTCACAAATTCACATTGCGGATACGTTTTGAGTAAATACGTAAGCACATTCGAACCAATAAATCCACAACATCCAGTCACTAAAACAGACTTTGGGGTATACATTTTATATTAGTATTCGTTGCGTTCTTAAATCCAATAAACTTGCGATGTCCTTGAACAAATGAGCGACACGGATTTTGCAAAATCTCATTTGCGTGACCATCTAGCCACCCTGATTGTTCCAGCAGTCTCCGATGGATTCTGGAGCGTCTACAAGACTTCCAAGGAACTGTGTGAACGTAATGGACAGCTAGACCAGATTCTACGAACGTTTCAAAATCTGTTAACAAAGATTCCTGAGTGGTCGGACACTACACTTGCTACCGAAGTCGAAAGAATTGAGAAGGCATCAAAGTGTTCATTTTTAGATGATTTACTGATGGGTGTATTCATCTCTTACATGAAGTCATTCGCATCAATTCATTACAGGGGTTCGTCGTCGCACGTGGATATTGATTTTGACCGCCCCACGATGGAAAAGTTCATTCACGCACTGTATATCAGTTCTGCGAGAAAGATCTGGCAGGTAGCATACCTTTTCAAGACTGTTGGAACGACCTCCGAACAACAGGCACGAAACCGTCAGGAGATTGAGAAGATTATTAACGAGTGTTTGGAACAGGTGATTCGGTCATTCTTGCCGTGGCAG